GGTCCTGCAATCAATCACAGCGAAGCTGCTGATGATACAGATGTAGACTTCTCTGGTAAAGTAGGTGCTTCTTATGCAATCGCTGAAGCTACATCACTATACGGTGAGCTTTCAGGTGCTACTGATGAAGACGCTGCTGGCGATTCTCTAGTTAACTGGGGTGCTAAAGCAGGCGTTAAGTTTACTTTCTAAAATAGAAGGTTAATAACACACTATATAAAGGGTCTCACAAAGAGACCCTTTTTTCTTTCCACTATTAATACTATGGCCGAAAAGTCACCAGGAAACACAGCAATCTATACACGAGAAGGTTGCCCCTACTGCACAAAGATTAAAGAAGTTTACAGATCTAAGGGGTGGGGCTATGCAGAATACAAATTAGATGTTAACTTTACTAGAGAGCAGTTTAAAGGTGAGTTTGGACAACAAGCTACCTTCCCTCAAGTTATCATTAACGGACAAAAGAAGGGTGGGTGTACCGAAACTGTTAAATACCTTCGAGAAAATCAGTACGTATGATGAGTGACGCTAACCCAGAGGAACTTTATACTATTATTGACAGAGCAATCGATGAAGCGATGTTTAATGGTAGATTCCTACTGAATATGAAATCGTATCTCACTGGCAACAAGTGGACACGTAAACAAACACATGAATTAATTGAATCAAGTTCAATGGGAGAGTTAAATGGTGTTGTAGATGAGTTAAGTCAATACATTGCTAGAGATAAGTATATGTCTGAGGCATATAGTAATGTGCCTAAACCACAAGCGAGAAAGATTAGGAAGTACTTCCAGTCTCTAATAGATGATGCAAAAGAATATTATGATACACGTAAACCAGGGAGACCTAGAAAGACTGCTAAATAAAAACAAATAGTAAGGGAGAAAGACTTATGTCCGATGTAGAATTTTATTACATCTCATTCTTCCTTACAATAGGTAGTTTTCTTTTAGGTTTTGTGGTATCATGGAACATAAAAGATGTCTTCGATCAATGGAAGGAGAGAGCAGAGTATGCTGCCATGGTTATGCACCCAGAAATGTATGACGAAGGTGGACCTGTTGATCCTGGTGAGTTAATATACTTGCGTATTCACGACGAAGATGATATAGTAGATGATGAAGACGAATAAGTTATGAAACTAATGATTTCAGAAGTGCTTCAGAAAGCACATAATGCAAAGACCAAAGCAAAGAAGATTGAAATCCTACAGGATAACAATACTCCTGCGTTAAGGTCTTTGTTTGTTGTGAACTTTGATGAGAGTTTACAAGCTCGTGTACCTCTCGGTGAGGACGTACCTTACCGCAAGAATGAGGCACCTAAAGGCACAGAGCATACTTTATTAGAGAAGGAAGCACTTAAACTCTATCGTTTCTTTGTTGGTGGTGATGATACACTACCCAAGATGAAGGTAGAGAATATGTTTATCCAAATGCTTGAAGGACTTCATGCTGATGAGGCAGAGGCTGTTATTAAGGCAGTCAATAAGACACTTCATAAGAAGTATCGTATCACTCATGCAGTAGTTAAGGAAGCATTCCCTTCAATAGAGTGGGGAAATAGAGGTAGATGAAACTAACTGAAGAGCAGATCGTTGATATCAACAACGCTGGTAGAGGGTGTTCCATTATAAAGACTGGATGCACACCTGATGCTGCTAATGATAAGACGTTGCCAACTAATGCATATCTGCTAGAGTTAAAGAAGGATGATGAAACGTGGTTTGACATAGTAATGGGTGAAGCAGTAGGTGTCTTTGACACATACTATGATCTATTCGGTGATGTCATGCAGAAGATGTCTTATACTCATGGTACTAGACAACCTGCTACGTTTAATAATCCTATGAATCCTATTAAACCACGCAAGAAAAAGAAATGACTGATACCTTGCACAAAGCAACGTTGCTCAAACTAATAAAGGAGAGAGCATACAAGAAAGGATCTTATATATTATCATCTGGTCAACGATCAGAGCATTATATTAATTGTAAACCTGTAACACTATCATGTGAGGGTAACGCACTCTTATCATCATTGTTGCATAAGAAGTTAGATCCTAAGTCAGTAGCAGTTGGTGGTCTCACTCTAGGTGGTGACCCATTAGTCTGTGGTGTTGCACAGAGAGCATACTATAAGGGTGGACACATCGATGCTCTTATTATTAGGAAGAATCCTAAAGACTATGGTACTAAGGAAGTCATTGAAGGTTGGAAACCTGATAAGGGATCCGTTGTCACAGTCCTAGAGGATGTCACTACTACAGGTGGCAGTGCTATGAAGGCAGTCAATGTCTTACGTGGTTACGGTTACACTGTTAACAGAGTGGTTGCTATCGTTGATAGGATGGAAGACCATAAGATATGGGAACACAATAAGATTGAATTCATATCATTGTTTAAGTTGGAGGACATTATTAATGACGGTGTACTTTGATCCAAGGAAACCTAAGAAGGAACCTTCTGAGATGACTGAGGAAGAGAAAAATTATGAGTTAGGTAAACAAATCGTGACAGCAGTAGCAAATCTATTTGTATCTCCTGCATTACTAATGGTCATATGGAATGCATGTGTGCCAGGTATCTTTGGACTAGCAACCATTGGATACTGGTCAGCAATGGGGTTGTATATAATTTCTAGAATATTATTTAAACCTTTACAGAATGACTAAACTATGGAGAGTATGGAAGTATGCGTTGGGTAGCTTCGCTGATGAGAAGACGAAGCGGTATGATAATCTTATACTCCTTGTTCGATCTTTCATCTTTTTTACTTATCTTTTTACTAATTGTTTTATCGTTGCGGGGGTAATCAGACACTGGAATGACTAAAGTTTGTTTCGTCAGCGTAACACCTGACGCTGAGAAAAATATAGGATACATCGCAAGAGTATCTAATCCAAACAACCAAGACAACCCCAAGGTTGACAAGTTGTTATCATATTGTATCAAGCATGGACACTGGTCTATCTTTGAGCAAGCACACATGACCTTAGAGATTAATACCACACGAGGTATAGCAGCACAGATACTAAGGCATCGTAGCTTCACCTTTCAAGAGTTTAGTCAGAGATATGCTGACACTAATCTACTTGATCAACCAGAGGTACCTGAGCTACGGAGACAGGACACTAAAAATAGACAGAATAGTATAGATGACATCGAGGAAACCGAGAAGGCGTTCTTACAAGGCCGAATTTCACAATATTTCCAAGAAGGGATGGACTTATACAATGACCTATTATCTAAGGGCATTGCGAAGGAATGTGCGAGGTTTGTTCTCCCTCTAGCAACACCTACCAGAATATACATGACAGGTAGTGCTAGAAGTTGGATGCACTATATACAATTGCGTACTGCTAATGGTACGCAGAAGGAACACATGGACATAGCAAACCTATGCCGTGACCATTTCATCTGTAACTTCCCCACCATCTCTAAAGCATTAGGGTGGTGTCCAGATGTAGAAGATTGCGACTGTCGTTATGACGATGGTTGGGAAGATTTACAACCTTGTTTACGAATAGACTAATGCCAACATACCCAGTAATAAATACTAAGACAGGGGAGAAACAAGAACTCTCCATGAGTATGTCTAAGTATGATGAATGGAGAAAGGACAATCCCGATTGGGATAAGGACTGGTCAGCAGGTACTGGAGGAATAACTTTCGGTATGCCTAAACAATCAGACGGTTTCAAAGAAGTTATGTCCAAAGTCCAAGAGAAGCACCCAGGTGCCAACCTATCGAGGTATACTTAAACATGCCAGCACGTAAGAAGAAGAATGGAAACGGCAACGGTAACGGTGCCAACAGAGCAATGAAAAGGAAGCCACCTATTAATCTTGATCATCTCAAGACTATAGAGCCACTAACTGACAACCAGACCGTAGCATTTGATGCCTATGGTGAGGGTAAGCATTTGGTGTTGCATGGTGCTGCTGGTACTGGTAAGACATTTATAAGTTTATATCTTGCACTCCAATCAGTGTTAGATCCTTCCACTCCCTACGAGAAGGTCTACATGGTCAGGTCTTTAGTACCAACCAGAGAGATTGGATTCCTACCAGGAGATCACGAAGATAAGTCTGACTTGTATCAGATACCATACAGAAATATGGTACGATACATGTTCCACATGCCTGATGAAGCATCCTTTAAAGTACTCTATGATAATTTAAGAGGACAGGAAACGATAGATTTCTGGTCTACTTCATTCTTGCGTGGAGTAACACTTGACAAGTCCATTATAATAGTAGATGAGTTCTCTAATCTAAACTTCCATGAGTTAGACAGTATTGTCACTCGTGTTGGTCAGGATAGTAGGATTATATTCTCAGGTGATTACTCACAATCAGACCTCACTAAGACCAATGAGAGGACTGGTGTGCTAGACTTTATGAAGATTGTACAAGCTATGCCATCATTCAAGTGCATAGAGTTTGATATCAATGACATCGTGAGGTCTGGTTTCATACGAGAATACCTCATCACTAAAATTGAAATGGGATTTGATTAATGTTTAATTATGTTGGTCCTGCCAAACCTCTTGAGGAGGTTACGAGTAGGACTCTTGAGCAAGGTCGCTTTTATAAAATTGATGACCTTTGGATGCCAAGTGTTACAACTGTTGTAGGACACCAGTCAAAGCATGGTATACTACAGTGGCAGAACCGAGTAGGTTTTGCAGAGGCAGAGAAAGTCAGACGTGCAGCAGCATGGCGAGGCACTCAATACCATAACCTAGTGGAGCATTATCTCAAAAATGAATTGGAAGAAGTTAAAGAGAGCAAGGGTCTTCCCACATACCTTTTTCGGTCTGCTCGTGAGACTCTTGATAGGATTAACAATATTCATGCTATTGAAGCCCCTCTTTACTCTCGCACTCTACGGATTGCTGGGAGGGTTGATTGTATTGCTGAGTTTGATAATGAGCTTGCTATAATAGACTTTAAAACCACCAAGAATCTCAAGAAGGTGGAGCATCTAGAGAAATTCTTTGTACAAGAGGCAGCGTACGCTTACATGTACTATGAGTTAACAGGTATTGAAGTTGATAAACTTGTAACACTATCTGTCGCTGAAGATGGAAGCATGCAGGTAGAGCAGAGGTACGATAAGAATCCCTTCATGGATACCCTTGTCGATTGGATCAACATATACCATGAGGAAATCAATGAAGGAAATTGAGGAGAAATTTATGACTCAAGGAAAGTTTACTTCCCTTGTTGAGGATAGGGTCAAAGAAAGTAATGGTCTTATAAATTATATCGAGGGTGTAGCCTCGGTGTGCGAAGAGTTTGAGATTGAGGTGGAGACAGTGAGTAAACTGATCTCTAAACCATTAAAAGACAAGATCAAATGGGATGCACAGCAACTAAATTATATAAAACGTACAAGTAAAGCAATTTTAAACCTATGACCGATGATTTTTTCAAGTCTGAAGTAGTACAAGCAGAGTTGGAGCAGATCCAAGAGTGTTATACTGAACTCTTGAAGATGTCTTCAGGACTTCATGACTTCTCACCTAAAGAAAGACTAGATCACATTGAGAAGACTCTAGAGTTGGTTGCTAAACAGAAAGTATTCTATGCACGACTTCAGTTAGCAGCGAATGAGTTACAAGATGATGACTCAGCAAAAGAAATTAAGAGTAGGATACAGATGATGGCAGGTGACTATCATGGTGGTATGAATCTAACAATGATACTAGACCACATGGAGGAGAAGTTAAGAGGTTGGAGAAAGGATCTCAAAGAACAAGGTGTTGACACAGCCTAAATAGTATGCTACTATAATCCAGTAGCAATATCACAATACAAATTCGGAGACAAATACGAATGTCATTTGCAAGTCTAAAGAGTAAGTCTGGTAAATTTGCCAAGCTTACACAACAGATAGAAAACATGTCCAAGCCTCAGGGGCGTGGTCCAGACGAAAGACTCTGGAAACCAGAGGTAGATAAGAGTGGTAACGGTTATGCCGTTATTCGTTTCCTACCAGAGCCAGATGGAGAAGATCTCCCTTGGGCACAGGTATGGAGTCATGCATTTCAAGGACCAGGTGGTTGGTACATAGAGAATTCTCTCACCACACTTAACCAAAAGGATCCTGTAGGTGAATTAAA